CTGTGAACAACATATTTGTCAATTTTCTCATTAATCTGATCCAATGTTTGTTCGCCAACAGTCATTTTCTCGATCGTTTGTCTTTCCATTAACATTCTTGCTGGGATGGAAACTTTCTCTCCAAAAATTTGTTGAAGAGTTGCAATATCCTTATAGTTTGGAACATAATTTGCAAAGAATTTTGGAGTTAATTTGCGATTAACTTTGGCAATCAAAGAACTTTGTTGCTGGAAGACTTTATCCATTCCAAGACCAGCATACATTCTTTTTGCTTCTGACAAAATTCTTTCTGCTAATTCTTTATCTACATTTTTTGTTTCAAGAACTGCTTTGTAGATTTTTAATTCTTCTTTAAGCACCTTACCATCGGAAAAATATTCCACAAATAAATTGCGAATTTCTTGTAATTTTCTTGGATCATTATCAAGTTTTGCTTTTGTATATTCTCTTACAAGAGACTCATATAAAAACAGTGTATTTCTTTTTTTATTGTGATTTATTTTCATTTTTTACTCTTCCATTATGGTTTCTAAATCCCGGTCAAGTTTATTTAATTGATCCTCGGCTGACTTATTATAATTAGTATCAATTGACTCTGCAATACCTTTTGCTAGACGATCTGATGTAACATAACCAAATCCAAAATTATTTCTCTTTGAATTCTTTCCGTATGCTTGACTTCCCCATAGAGATTGAATATGTCTTGTAAATGGTCCGCGATCCTCTCTTTTGTCTGTTGGTGGAGCTTTGTGTCTCTTACCTTTAGAGCCGAGTGTTAAATAAGATCCATCAGCATATTCAACTTTTACTGGTTTATCCTGTTTATCTCTGTTTACAACACTATCTCTTTTGGCTGGTGCCTCTGGCGGAGGTGCGGCTAAAAGAGGTGAACCACCTTCTTCTCCTGCTTTTGGAGCTTCTTCTGCTGGTGGTGTAGCTGGCGCTGCTTCACCGCCTTCTGGAGCCAGAGGTGTTATTGCTGCTCCAAGCGTTCCTGGTCCGCCTCCTAATCCACCTTCTAGACCACCCGTAGGTTCGGATGAAAGAGATTGACCACCCATACCGCTCATATCGCCTGCTGATGGCATATCTTGAGCAGAAGCTTCAATGGCAGCATCGACTCTCTTGTCATAGAAGCGTTGTCTTTCAATTTTCTCAAAATCTTCATCAGACATACCAAAGATATTTTTTGAAACATACTGACGCGAAAAGAAATTAGCACCAAGAGCTTTGGAAGCAACATCTAATTTCTGGTTTAATCCCTCTAGTTCTTGCATCATTGCAATACGAGAAGGATTATTAAGAGAAATCTTAAAAGAAATTAAATCATCTCCTCTAAATCCAAGGGTATAAAGATGGACAATACCAATCTTTTCCATCTCAGAAAGCATTGCTCTTTGTAATCTTTGAATTGTTCTTGCAAAACGAATATCTTTTTGAGCTAATGTTGACTTGTCTTCTTTCTCAGATTCAGATTGTGAAAGATAAGCTCCTGGGATTTTAATTGCCGCGAAAAGTTTATTCTTTAAGTATTTAATATCATCAATTGAATCAATGCCTTTTTGCCCAGCAAGTGGAGTAATTTTCGAAACAGATCCAGCACGAACTGGAAGATAATAATCTTCTTCCACGCTCATTGGATTATATCTTAAATCTACTTGTCCAGACGTATCATCAACAACTTGATGGCGTTTCATTTGTGTAATAACACGTTGCATATATTGTTCAACATCTTCCGGTGGAATACCAGAAACGTCGATCTCAAACACTTTTCTATCTGGGGCACGGATAACTCTAGCTGCCATCATTGCATCTTCTACGAGAATTAACTGACGCCAAATTCTTCTTGCTGGATCTAGCACTGATGTTCCATAAGGAGTATACTTATCGTTTCCTAATACACGGAAATGAGCAATCTGCCAGTTCTCAAAAGTTAATCCGCCAGCATTCCATTGGAATTGTAGATAATTTGGATTTGTTTGATCTTGCCCTTCCAGTCTTTCAATTTCTTGAGAAGGGAGTCCGATTGCTGATTTAACTCCTAAGACTTCATCTGTATCGAGGTATAAAAAGAAATCCCCGTACTTACACATTGTTCTAGCCCAGTTGAAGAGGTTTGATTCAATGTTTAGAGTCTTATAAAATAGAGTATCAAGTATGTTTTTAATTTCTTCGTTTTGACAATCAATTTTTAATAATTTTGTTACTTCTGTAAATGTTGTCATTTCATCTGCGTAGACATCAAGAGCAGATGCTAATTCTGGATAAAACTCCATTTGCTCAAAATCAACATATCTTTCTGCACGACTTTGTATCGCCATATTTCCAGAGCGTAATGAATCAAATGGGTTATAAACATTCTTTTTATAAGAAAGACCCCCAAGAGAATTAAATTTACTTGCGTACTTGTCTAGTTGAAACTTTCTTTCTCTTGTTGGCTTCTGTGCTCTAAAGTTGACAATTGGACCAGAGAATAATTTCGTTAGTCTCTTAAATAAAGGAGAAGTATGATTTTTTGGATTATTTCTTTGATCTGCTTTATTCGCCATTTTTTATTCTCACTTTATTAACCAAGAGAAGTCTCTTGCGTTGTTATATGCTTCGGTCCATTTCTTTCGATTTTCGACCTTTGCGTGTTCGGGCATTCCTGGTATTGATGACTCAAAAGTTCTTCCGCCCATGCTTAATCCGCTGATAAATGCTTGACGGTATTGTACATCTCTTTGAGAAATTATTAAGGCCCCTTCTCTTACCCAACAGGCAATAGCAAGAGACATTACTAAATCGTCATTACTGCCCTTAATTGCCTCCGCTTTTCCGTTGTTCCAAACAAATGTTTCTAACTCATTAATTAGTCTTTCAGAATTGATTTTTATTACTTTGTTTCTTAAAAATTCTTCCATCTTTGCAATAGCAAGAGGGCGCATCTTAACGTTCGTATTGAAACCTGGAACAGCGCTTGAATCGTATAATGCTGTCATTGGCTCTATAAAATCATAACTTGATTTTTTATGGTGATAAATAGCTGGATGTCTCATGGACTTAAGCTTTTCTAATACTCCGTAGCCAAATGAATTGTTTTCTACAACGGTTAAACACATACCATATTCTTTAGAAGTTTCAAACAATAATTCTGCGTAGGCTTCTGGCGCTAATTTTCCTTGATATTCTGCCACCTGTTCCATAGAATCAACATCATAAATGTGAAAAGCTGAATTATCCTCTGCATCTCCGCGAGCAACGTCAGCAGAAAGTAAGTATCTTCTTCCTTGTTCTGGCTCCTTCCATATCCAAAGGTTTCCGTCAAAGCCACCTCTCCTTATTGGCTTCGTAGATCCCTCTTTCATTTCTTGTAGGATTACACCATCAACTATGGTATTACCAGAAAAATTAAAAGAACATTCATATTCTTGTGCAATATCTTTTGCACTCAAGTTTTTAGTATTTTCTTCCCACCACTTTTGATCTCTGTCTGGGTGAGCATCCCAGTTTTATTTGATAGGATTAAAATTGTTCTTGCCAATTTCTGCATCAGTATAGGTTTTATGAAACCAATTTCCGACGCCTTTTGGAGTTGATACGGCAATACAGCGACCACCTGTAGCGATCGTAGGATAAATACCTGCCCACATCTCATCCATACCTTGGATGATGCCAGCTTCGTCAACGATAAGCAGAGAAAGAGCTTCAGAACGACCAGAGTCTCCAGTTGTTGATGCTGCCTTAACCCAGGAACCGTTGTTTAATTCAAGAGTACTTTTGTTGTCGTTCTTAACTTTAGCAATCTTCATCCAATCAGGGAGATTGTTATACATCAACTTAACTTTCTTAACCATACCAACAGCAACGTTTAATTGTGTAGCAACAGATAGAACAGTCTTTTCTCTATGGAATAATACCATCCAAAGAATAAAGCCCGCAGTTGCAGTCGAAAGACCCATCTGGCGAGCTTTAAGCACAATATTAAATCTGTAGTCTTGAAATTGTTTTATACAATCTTCTTGGAATGGATAAAGTTTAAAACTG